CATCCCGTGCCTTGCCCACAGGGCGCCGGCAACCCCAGATGACCCAGCCACCCACCCCAGCTCTGGCCACACATAGTCTATAGCAGCAAACTTGTGGTCTGGAACCGCCAAAAACCAGATGCCGCCGCCGTTGGTAAATCGCTTGGACCTAGAGTGAACAAATATTTGACGGCCAGCTGCCGCCTTAAACATCTCGGCGTGTTCCGCGTGCTGGGTCCAAACGTGCTCAATCTCTGGAATCATTGCAGCTGCGTTGTTTACGCCCAGGATCGCGGCTCCTGGCCGCAGCTCCCTAGCGGCAGCTAGGTCCTCAAAAACACAAGGGGCTGCGCCACAAATAATGGCACAACCCCCGTGTCTGGCTGTATACCTCTCAGCCAATTAGTCGCTGTCGATAGAACCTAAAGCGACCGCGTTGGTTACGTCGACAACCGTGCCGGTGTTGCTGGTCACGATGTGCAGGCCAAAAGTTGGCGAGCTGTCGGCGTCTGCGTGGACATACATAATATCGCCAACCTTGAGCACCGAGGCTGCGCTATTGAAATAGCCCGAGCCGTCAACAACTGTGCCAAGATCGTTGGTCTTGTAGGTCCACATTTGTGGTGCATTACCAGCTTTGGAGCCGGCAACAAGCATAAGATTATCCGAAGAAAATGCCATGGTTTAGCTCCTTAGACCACGTCGGTGGTTTGAACTTCAACGATACCCTCGGCGTCGATAGCAACTGAGCCAGCGGAGAAGAGAGCGTTTACTAACCAGCTCGTTTTCTCGGCCACATAGTTGATTTCTGTCCGGGGAGCGATACCCTCTGCGTAGCCAATTGCGTCGCGGTGGAAAGCCCACAGCTTGCGCTCGGAAGATGCAACAGGCAATCCACCCTCTGAGCGGTCACCAATTACATGGAACTGGAATCCGAGGAAGGTGTTAACTTCGCCCTGCACCAACGCCTTGACGGTGTTGAAGTCGGTCGACGTTACAGCTGTCTCACCCAATAGCGAGGCCAGGCTGTTTGCGTGGATGATCATGTGACGGTTGTCGAAGGGGACGTTGTTTTTGTCCAGATACTTCTTGGCTTCGCGCAGTTTGGATACGTTCAAGCCGGTGTTTGTGCCACCCTGGTCTTCCGTAACAATGTTGGTCGTGCTGGAGTTTGCCAAGGCGTCCAAAATGATCTGGTCCTGGCGGCGTCCAATAGCGGAGCCAACTACCTGGGCGAGCTCAGAGCGCTCGTCAAAGTTAACTTTTTGCTGTGAGAATACGTCTGAATACTCAGCTGCATTCCAATCGGCAAGCGTGCAGGTTACCTTGCTGAACCCTACGTTCATTGGGGTAACGTCGGTGTGGGTAATGCGAGCTGTAGCTACGCCCTTACCTACTTTGGGAAACTGAACTGTCTGACCTTCAACTCCACGACGCTGACGAACCGCGCCTACCAACTGGGCCTTGCCCTGGTAAGCCTGTTTGACCTCAGCATCGAAGAGCGTAATAAAGGCGTTTGAAAGAGAAACGGCCATTTTGAGCTCCTTGAATTAGTCAAAAAAAAGGGTTTAATCGCGTCGGTGAGCCAATACTCTGGGCCTGTGCTTGCTACTTACGGCAGCCAATCGTCAGCATCTCACTGCGGTCAGGGTCGCTATCAAAAGCGGTGGGCCATAGTTTTATTCTATTTGTTAAAAAACAAAATGCAAGCACCAAAAAAAACCCGGCACTGTGGCCGGGTTAAATCCCCGAAGGAGAGGGGAGGAGGAAATCTATCTCTGTGAGGAAAACCACTCGCGCTCCCTAGACTGTCTCCAGTTCGGGTCGCTGTTCCACCGAGGGTCCTTGATGTACTCCTCGAGCTTGTTGCGGTTCATTCCCTCTTCGAGCGGTGCTGGGTCGATTGGCATCCTACCTTCGTAGGCAGACCTAATCTTCATAAGTACGTTAATGCCCCGAGCTGTGCCGCCCATAATCTTAAACTCTTCAAAGTCTTCCTTCGATAGAATCTCTTTATTGACCATTCCCCTGGCCCAATCAACCATGCCGTTAACGATGGCGTTGCCGTTTGGCCCCAGGGCCTTGAGCTCCTCGGCTGGGTCAATCGATTCGCCCTGCATGAGCTCTCTGGCCTGGGAGGATAGCTTCCCGGCCAGGTCATCGAATTGAGCTTGGGATAGTCCGTTTTCCTTGGCCCAGCTGGTTAGTGTCCCGGCAATTGGGTTTTGGTCGTCGTAGCCCTCTCCGAATGCCTCGAGCTTGTACTTGCCATCAGCTGGCGCGTTGTGCTCGCCCTTGGAAATTTTTGCCCGTAGGTCTTTCCAGCTTTTGGCCAGGCTTTCGTAGTCTGCTTTGCCGTCTTTCCAGAAGTTCTCTGGGAGAAACTCTGGCCTGTCCTTCGGGCCCTCTGGCTTTGGCTCGCCTGGCGGCGCTGCCTTGTGGTCAACCGCGGTTGCCGATGGGTTTACTTCTTTGTTTGCGTTTGGGTCCTCTAGTTGCACGTTATCGAGTAGGCCGTTCTCTCCGGGCTCGATGTTGGTGTCTTCGCTCATAATTTCCTTGCTTGGTTAATCCGCGACATTAGATCCCTCACCACGTTTCTCTGCCCTTCGACAAAGTAAGCGAATGAGGCGTCGGTGCCAGGCGCGGCGACAGGCACGTCGACATAGGTTGCCCGAAGCCAGGTCATCAATTTCTGCCCGTCCTCGGTTGCAAATATACGCAGGCACAGCTTGGCCAGCTCCTCGCGCTGTTGAGTTACGTCCCTAATATCTGTTGGGACCGGCTCATCGAGATCCTCCCAGCTCATGCCGGCACCATCTCAGGTGGGACCCTGGGCTGCTCTGCGCTAGCTGCCATCTGGGCGCTCATGGCCTGCATGGCCAAGGCGCTTTGCTGCTGTTGCTGCATCTGCTCCATGAGCACCGCTCGCTCTGCTTGGTTGTTTCTCAGAGTAGCTGGCACCCCTAGCTTGTCGCCAATGTAGTCGACGACCAGGTCTGTCTTGATAGCTACGGCACCGTCTGTGCCAAAGCCCTGCATCAGCTGCGAGTACTGCAAGATGGCGTTGATCTCGTCCATGGCCTGGGCCTGGGCAAGAGGTGCCACCGGGGTAACCTTGACCTCGAGGCCGTTGACCCGCAATGGAAGATCAATCATCCCGCGCTCGTCCATGACCTCAAGAATTTTGGCCGTCAAAGGAATCATGGTCTCGTTGATTAGTCGGCCAAAGGCAGAGCCCAGGTTCTGTGCCAGCTCCTTCATGCGCTCTACAATCTCTGTGGCAGACCTTGCGGACATATTGTCTGGTGGCAAAGACTCATCGAGGAGAATGCGCTTGATGCTAGCTGTCATGTCGTTAATTACCAGCTGGGAGACGTTGAAGTCACCAGACCGTGGCAGCGCCAGCAAGCTGGGACCCTGTGGCCCACCATTACGCGCCACGGGAATAATTGCACCAGGGACAATCTTGACCGTGTTCGGGTTTAAGACCCCGTCGTCAGCTGCGGTGTATGCACCAGAGACCGCCATAGAGGCGTTCTTGAGCAGCAGCTCCTTGGTCTTGTTTAGGGTTTTAATGTCTGGCAGCGCCGTCATCAGCGGACCGCGACCATAAATCTCACCCGCCACCTTCATGTATCGAGAGATTACCCACGGAGAGGTCTTGCGCCTGCGGTAAACAATCTCTTGCTTGGATACCTTGTCGATGACGTGGTAACAGTAGTCGCCCCTCTTGGCATCGAATATGGTTGCCTCGAGCAGCTCCACATCATCTGTGGGTTTATTTTGAATGCGCCGAACCATGTCGTCTGGCATCTTGGCATCTGGCCACTGGCGCTCAATGCTCTCGCCCTTCATGCGCATCCGACGGTAGACGTTGTCGACCTGGCCGTTGGCTCCCTCTTCGTATGCGACCAGAAATAGCGGTACCGGCACAAAGTTGATTGGACTAATATCGTCGCCTGGCTGCACCATCATGCAGGCCGTGCCAACCGCGAGGTCCAAGAGAAACTCTCCGATTGCAATGTCAAAGTTAGATTGGCGCAGCGCCGCAAACATCTTGTCCTGGTAGACATCCAAGATAGCTTGCGCCATTTGTGTTTTGTCCATGGGGATAGACGGACCCGGCTCGAGCCTGGCCCACTTGCGCTGGGGAGGAAACACCACAGACTGCAGTCGGTTAGCGAATCGCTGAGTAGAGTTGATTGCCGTTGAATCAAATACTCTCTGCATTTTTTTAGTGCCCGACGCGCCACCTTCCCAGATTCCATATAGCTGGCGCTGTGGCAGGGCAAACTCGTAGGCGTCTTGGTACAGCTGCTGGAATTCGTCTTTTTTCTTTTGGGCTATTTCCTGGCGCTTCATTATTTCGTCAGGAGACAAACGAATACCACCCGGCGCTTTCTTGTCGTAGTAACTAATTTCCATCTTTTAGTCCTCTTCCTCGAGCAAATATTCAGATAACAGCTTGCGCTCCATGCGGGTAAGCATCATATTTTTTTTAAGCTTTTTACCAATGGCCATCTTTTGATCGTCGCTCAAAGCCTTGCTAGATTCTTCTTGGCCATTTTTTTTGTGTTTGCCGTTGGCTTCAATTTCAATTTCTACTTTCATTTGTCGCCCCTGGCTGCCATCATGTTATCAATTAGGTTTGGATATGGCCGCCCAGCTTTCTTGGCTTTGCGCATGGCCATACGTTTTTCAGATGAAGTAAGTTTTTCTGGCTTGCCAGCGCTCTTTGGCCTGGGTTTGTCCCACACTTCCTTATCCATATTTTGCGTCCTTCATAAGACCACCCTTGCGAGAGCGGCGCTGCTCAGATAGCGCAATGGCCACCGCTTGCTTTCTGCTTTTGACCTTGTCACCAGATGAGCTCTTGAGCTTGCCGCGCTTGTATTCACCCATCACCTTTTCAACTTTGTCCATGGTTACCCTTGCATTAGTGGCCGCGCAGAGCGGCGTGATACAGCTGATATTCGAGCAGACTTGCGCTCGCCAATCTCCCGATGAAACTCACTCTCTAGCGCAGCTCGCTTTTGTTGAAATGGTTCATCAGAGAATGACTCAATTGTTGGCGCAGATGGTGGAGCCTCTGGCGTAGCTGGGGCCTTCTCTGTAAACGCTCCAGGCGCGGTGCGCTGAGTAAACTGCTCAAATGGCGTGGTGACTCCAGATTTTCTAAGGTAGCCGGTAGCTTGATACCCAGTTTGTCCCGGAACGTCTGGAACCCACTCCCACCCCGATGGAAGAACCCAACGCGACTGCCCTGAGTATCCCGCAACAAAAGAACTTTCTGGTAGGTTAGTCGGATTGTAATTCCACGCTTCTGCAACATTGACCTGTCGTTTTGTGCCTGGATAATTGGTTGTATATACGTTTCCATAAGCGTAGTTGGACATTGTGACGCGCCGGCCCTGGGGATCAACAGCATAGCTTTTTAATAAATCTTGGTAGCTTGATACTTTGCTTTGGTACTCTTTGGCCTTGGCCTCGTATGCAGCAGCTGCGCTTTCGTATTGGGGCAAAGTTGTTTCTTGGTATTTCTTAATGGCCGCCTCATATGGCGCCAGTGTCTCAGCTGTTTTGGCTTGATATGCACCAAATGCTTGCTCGTACTGAGACGACACAGATTGCAATCCGCTCTTATATTGTTCCGCTAGGCGAGCTATATCTCTGGAGCCGCGCTTTGCGGCTGTACGTTTTTGATATAGGGTCGGCGCCGCCATGGTTACACCATCGCCCTCGTTCCAAGCTGTGGACTCTCAATTCCAAGCTCCGGTGTTAGTCGCTCTTGAGATAGGAGAGCTCGACGCCCACCCCTAGTTCTAGCTTTTAGAGCTGATGCCTCGGCTGCGGCTGCCTTGCGGCGCTCCTCGTCAGCTGCGGCCTGCACCTCTGCGGCTTTCTTTTCCATGGCCAACTTGTTTTCTTTGTATTGCAGCGAGCCCTGCTCAAACTGTTGGCGAGCCACGTCTGCTTGCTCTTTCAAACTAGCTGCCTGTGTTGCGTATATTTCGTTTTGCTTGGCAACTTGCTCGCGCATTGCAGCTGCGTCTGCTGCCTGCTGTTGCAGCGCCTGCGCTTGC